TTCATCAGGACTCGCGCAAAGCGGGGCAGTATTCTGTGCAGCAGGTGGATCAGCCGGCTCGGCAAGTAACGGGTGCGGAGCGTTCGGCGGCCGCGGCGGCGGCGGTATGCGAATAGAGTGCGGTGGCAACCTCAACATCACATCGACCATAGATGCCTCGGGGTCAAACGGAGACAACTCAACGGGGTCGACAGGCTCTGGCGTCACTGCATCCGGCGGCCGCGGCGGCGGCGGCAATGTAGATTCTGCTTCAAATAGCTACGCTGGCTTACCAGCTAACGTCATTCCGTCGGGTGGTGGTGGCGGCGGCGGCTGCATCATCATCCTCTACAACGGAACTCTAACCGCGAACACCGGCACCTATACCGTTACCGGCGGATCGCCGGGCACAACGGGAAGCGGAATAGCTGCAACCAGTGGTGCAGTCGGGTACTCGTTCGTGGGCCTCAATACGCAGCTAACCTAACAAAATCACCATGAACGACACCGCACAAGAACCACACGCGCCTACGCAAAAGCCACTACCCGACAAGATAGTCGAGCTCATCTGTACCTACCCCGGCTGCACGATGAAGTGCGGCGAGGTTGCATTCCACGCCAAGCATCCAATCGACGTGGAGAAAGCTACCCACGCTGATCTCGGTATCGACGACGTCCGCTGCGACGAGCATAGAATATGATCCCGGCTACAGCAGGCGCATACATAGAGCTAGCGGGAGCCTTCGTCGTCGGAGGCATCGCAGTATTCGGAGTGCTCAACACGACCCTGAGGGGCCGCCGCGCCGAGGACGACATCGTCGCGCAGAACCTTATAAAAAATCTGCAAACGACTGTGCAGGTGCAAAAAGAGGCACTCGAGACCACAAACGCTAGGCTCGACCAAACGACGAAAGAGCTCCACATCATGCAAGGACGTAAGGAGGTGCTCGAGCAACTCTTCAACGGCAACGAGAGCAGCATTATCTCCTTCCTCAGGATGGTGCCCGACCTCGTCGCCCTCACAAAATCGACGAATGAGGCGGTGGCATCACTAGCGGAGAGCATCAAGGAGCTAGTGGGGAGCAAAGGAGTGACCGTAACCGTTACAAAATAATTTTAATTCTATGCAACAGCCAATTACCGCAGGAGCTCTAGCGTTCGGTGCCTACCAATCGCCAGCGGACCCGAGGAAATGGACGCTAGCCGCAGTAGGAGCACCCGCAGCAACCGCAGACTCCCTTCACCTCGATACCGACTGGATGGTCGCCTCAATGCAAGGGCAGATAGGGTGCTGCGTCGGCTGCACCGGCGAAGAAGTCGTGCGCCAGATTGTCTACTTGATGACGGGCGTAAAATGCAACCCGGGAACACCGAACGAGCTCTCGTGGCGCTTCGTGTACGCGCTCGCCAAGTGCCTCGACGGCCAGCCCGGAGAGGGCACCAACCCATCGCTCGTGGCGGGCATCATCAAAAACTATGGCGTGCCGCTCGCGACGATCTGCCCGAACAACGTCACCCTCGACCACGAGACCTTCGTTTACAACCGCGTCATGGCGAACATACCCGCGGCGGCGTTTGCAGACGCAGCGAAGCGCAAGGCGGGGCCGTACCTCAGCGAACCCGTCACCGAGGCAGGCGTGAAGAAAGCCCTCGCGTACGCGCAAGCTAACAAGGGCGGCGTGATGATTCTGCGCCAAGTAGGCGCGACGTACTGGCAGGGGCCAGACGGCGCGAACACATGGGATAAAGCGAAGCTGCTCGGCACGCACGGCATGCTCGTCCCGTCGGTCGTACAATCCGGGCACGAGGAGTTTCTGACCGGCTACGACTACGAGCAAGGCACAGGGCGCATGCGCGTGTACTGGCTCAACCACTGGTCGCCCCAGTGGTGCTCAACCGGCGGCACGTCGCAAGACGGCGGCCGCGCGTGGGAGTACTTCGACATCTGGCAGACGCATACCGTCGAGCTTCTTGTCGTCGTTCAGAGCGCACCGGCAACCCCGGGCTTCAAGTACGCATTCAGCAAGACCCTCCAACGCGGCGACCAAGGCGCCGACGTTGTGGCATTGCAGCACGTTCTTATGCTCGAGGGGTGCTTCACGGCCGGGCAGACCTTCACCGGCTACTACGGCGACGTCACCTTCGCAGGAGTAGTGCAGCTCCAACAGAAATACGCCTCCGCGATCCTTGCGCCAGCAGGCCTGACGCACGGAACCGGAGCAGTCGGCCCGCGCACGCTAAGCTGGCTCGTTACCAATTACGGAAATTAAATAACCACACCATCATTATGATTGTAGCTATTCTCATCGGCATCATCACCTCGACCATCGCGGAAGTCGTGACTGCACTCAACAAGCGCCTCACCGGCACCGTCCTCCAAGGGCAGGCGGCATTCTTAATCGCGCTCGTCCTCGCGCTCATCGGCGGAGCCGTCAAGGTTTTCTTCATCGACGGCACGCCGCTACCGACGACCTACGACTACGCATCGCTAAAGGCGCTCTTCCCGGCGTTCGCAGAAGTGTGGACCGTCGCGCAGGTGTACTTTATGTTCGTCACCAAGACGCTCAGCCTCGACGTACAGGCGCCTCCTACAAAGCAGACGTTCGCACCAGCAGGCGGTTCGAGCATCTAATATCTCAGGGGTACGAAGCCGCTCAGGAGCCGAGTTTTTTGGCTCGGTTGCTCGGCCCTTTGTACTAGACTCCCGGGCGGCTTCGTACCCCGGAAGAGAAACGACCCCGTAATTACGGGGTCGTTTCGTTATCCCCTTATAGGGCTAAAAGCGCACCCTCAAGCGTTGACAAGAAACGACAAGGGGATTATACTGACCTTGTGCGATTAACCGCTTATCGAAACCATCATGATCTACCAAATCACCGGCAAGCAGGCTCGCAATAGGCTCGAGGAAATCAAGTACCTCCTCAAGCGAGGCGAGATGACCTACGAGCAAGCAAAGCTATTTGCAGAAGAACCGCTCAAGATACTCAACGGAGAAATGGCCCGCCTCGCAAAAGAGCACGGCGTACCAGCGAAGCGAGTCGGGTTTACCAGCTTCATGAGATAACCATGACAAAACTCAAACTCACCGGCTGCACTCTCCCCTGCGCATACGCACTAAGCGACACAGGACTCTGCACCTGCCCCTGCGGCGGAAAGTATCACGGCCTCCTCTCGAATCGGCCGCAGATCGTGCCGCTCAAGAAATGCTCACCAGCGGCCGAGAAGCGATGCAAGGCTGGCAACGAGGACGGAAGCTGCGCGTGCGCTTGCGGAGGAGACAACCACGGCATCTATAAGCATATCGCCGACTTCGAGAACACCGTTCGCGTAAGCCATTACGCCTAACATGGCCGACCAAACCCGCTGGCTAGGAAAAATAATCAACCGCCTCAAACGGCAAGGCTGGGAATTCAGCTACCGCGGCAAGCACGTCATCGCATATCCCGCAGATAAAAGTAAAGGAGTATTCACCATCAGCGTGACCCCGAGCGATCGCTACGGGCAGGCACAGGCTAAGCGAGACCTCTGCAAAGCCGGGGCACGGGCGGACGATCTAAAGTAACCTTATCAAAACAACAAATACACAATGACATTCCCAGAAAAAGTGCTGCACCTAATCATTATCGCCATCATAGGAGTAGTCGTCGGACTGCTCATCGCAAAGTCAATGGATCAGCAGGACAAGATCGACTGCTACCAATGGGCCAGCGAGGCAAAGACCCTGAGCGACTTCTACATAACACCGAACGAAAAGGCCCAGTGCGATCACTGGCATATCGAGGTAAACGCGCAAATAAAATGAGAAATAAAATAGAATTCCAGCGTGAGCTGACGGCCGCGCAAGTGGATATGAACCACGAGCGCGGGGCCAACAAGAGAGAGTCCCTGCAACTCGAGGCAGTCCTCGAGATAGCTGGCGGGATTATTAGAATCGCGGAAGCCCTCGAGCACCGCAACAAGGTAGAATCAACTAAACCATGACCACCAAACCACTCACCCGCTGGGAGCTCGTAAACGCCCTCAGGAGCTACGAACACCCCAGCGACTACCATCGAGCCATCCAAGGCCCTACCGCAGCCCTACGGGCACGCCTAGCCTTCCACACCAGCACAAAAGCAGAGAAGCAGGACGGCGAATGGAGAAGCGGCGGCAACTGGGTTGGCATCGCCGTTAAAATCGTAACCGCCTAACTATGCCACGACGACTCGGAGAAGCAGCAAATATCGACCTGAGCGACGTAGAGGAGGGCGACGCGATCCGCAAGTGCAGAGTATGCGGACGCAAACTAACCAAGCTCGTGCGAATAATCAGCGAGGGTTTAAGAAGCAAGACCTTCTTCGGCGCCTGCACCAACAAAGACTGCTGGAAATACATCAACATCGCGGAAGTAGCCAACTGGGAGCGCGTCGACCGGAGCGGCCCAGCGGTATCAGACCCGAGGGAAAACACAGGCAAGCGAGGTGGTAAAATTATAGTGTCCATCGACGACGAGGCAGTAGCGACTAGCACCCCGGACACCTAACCAACACCAATGAAACCAACACCAAAAGTCCTTATTATAAGCGGCATTCTGGTTATCTTCATCGCAAATCTAATAGCCAGCCGCCTATCGACCACCATCTACACCGCAGAGACGCCAGTAGCCCACGCTGCCATTGCCCTAACCCACGAGCAGCAAGTCTGGCTCGACGCCCTCGAATGGCAAGAGAGCCAAGGGAAAGCCGGGGCGATAAACCCCAAAGACAGCGACGGCACCCCGAGCTACGGCTGCTTCCAATTCAAGCCGGGCACCTTCAACTACTACAGCCAGAAATATGGCATAGCCACCACGAGCATCATGAGCTGCGCGGAGCAGACCGCGATCGTTACGGCTATGATCCAGCACCGCAACGAGATCGACTGGCATAGTCAATTCCCCGCATCGGTCGCACACCTTGGCCTGCCACCCGTAGCTTTATCAACAACAAGCGTTGACAAGCAATAGCAAGACCTATATTATCTACTTATGACAAAAGCAGTAAAAGTCATCCCCCGAAACTGGTACAGCCTACAGGATATAGTCCGCGACGGACTATTCCCGTGGGTAAGCTCCTTCGGCTCCGTACGCGACATCGTTGCTAAAGACATAGCGAGCAGAAATCTGCTCAAGGCAACCATCAAAGGCGAGGGCCGCGGGAAGAAGTACCTCTTCAAGGGCGTGCACATTATCAAATTCGTCAGCGCAGTCGAAGCCGGAAAGGTTCGACTCTAACCACAAACACCATGCCATCACAACCGAGCAACCGAGCACAAGGAGCACTAGACAGATACACGAAAGCGTGCGAGGACCGCGATCTAGACATCGCACAGAACAAAGCCGTATTCGATAAGCACGAGCAAATCGTGATGAGAATAATCGACGCAGAGAACGAGCTACGCGACGTCGTCGCCGAAGAAAAGCTCTCATTCAGCAACGGCTCATTCAACGTCACCTTCACGCCGCAGACCCAGACGTACGGCGACATCGAAGCACTCGACCGCTTGATCGCCGATGGCAACATCGACAAGAAATTCCGCGAGGCGCTCGTCAAGACCATCTCGCGCCCGCCGCGCATCACCATCGCCCGACCGCCGCGCCCGACGCCCGGCCTTTAATTACTAACCTTATCGAAATATGACCGAGCAACACAACCACGTCGCAACGACACCGAACAAGCCACCGCCGCTCGCGATAGATGTCTTCCGCACTCAACTCATCTCCCCAAAGGGAGACTTCTGGAACAAAATCGTCAACTACTTCGGAGGCGACGAGGAGAAGGCCCGCAAGTTTGCGAGCGCACTCACGTACAGCGTACAGAAGAACCCAAAGCTCCTCGACGCAGACCGCGCCTCGCTCTTCAACGCCGGCATGGCCTGCGCCGAATTCAAGCTCTACCCGAGCAACGTCGCCGGGGAAGCATTCATCATTCCGTACAAAGGAAAGGCGCAATTCCAGCTCGGGTATCAAGGACTGATCACACTCCTCGCCCGCGCCGGCTTCGCCATTCATAGCGAGATCGTCCGCAAAAACGACAAATTCGAATACGAGGGCGGACTCGTACCGAAGCTCCACCACTCCTATAAACCGTTTCAGACGGCAGAGGAGCGCGGCGAACCAGTAGGCGCATACGCGACCGCGAGCACCAACGGCATCGCCATCTACCACAAGGTGATGAGCGCCGCGGAGATACTCGGCATCAAGGAATTCTCGCAGGCCAAGGAGAGCGAATACAGCCCGTGGAACGGCAAGAACGACCCGGAACTGTGGATGTGGAAAAAGACCGTCATCAAGCAGCTCGCCAAGCTGATACCAAAGACCGAAGAAATCACCAAGGCCATCGCGATCGACAACGAGGAGAGCACCATCGCGGCACGCCAGAGCCAGCTCGACGCCGGCGGACCAGCCGTAGGCGCGAGCAGCCACAAGCCCGAGGAAGTAGAGACCGACCGCTGCCCGGCCGGGAAGCACGACGCCAAGCAGGTGATGGCCGACGGCATCTGCCCGGAGTGCGTGAAGGAGCAGGAGCTAGCCGAAGCAGGCGGCGGGAAATAGCATGGACAAGCACGTTACGGTTAAATTGTATGCGATGGGAGAGATGCTGCTTTCGTGCAGGTTTTTACTCCCAGAGCGCCTCGTCGAAAAAATACTCAAAGACCCAGAGCGCAAGGTGGTAGTAGACGACATCGACGTGTATGTCCCAAAGAAATAAAATCATCCTCGACCTTTGCGGAGGCACTGGAGCGTGGAGCCAGCCCTACAAAGACGCCGGCTACGACGTTCGCGTGATAACACTGCCGCTCTACGACATAAAAACCTATACCCCCCCCAGCAACGTCTATGGGATATTGGCCGCGCCCCCTTGCACGATGTTTTCTATGGCTAGGACTGTCGCGAAAACCCCCAGAGATTTGCGCGGAGCAATGGAGGTGGTAAATGCCTGTCTGCGCATCATTGCGGAGTGTCAGTATGACGGAAAGCGTCTCGCGTTCTGGGCACTAGAAAATCCTAAAGCACGTCTGCGCTGGTTTCTCGGCAAGCCCGCTCTCACATTCAATCCCTACGACTTCGGGGATGCGTATCGTAAGCCGACCGACATATGGGGCAACTTCAACACCGAACTAAAGAAGACTGCCGTTACACTCGACCCGAAGCAGAAAAAACAGTCTCAGCTCAACGTGCAATCACTACAACCGATACCAGAGGACTATCTGCGCGACCCAAATATGTCACTGCGTGCAATAGCCAGAAGCATCACGCACCCCGGATTTGCGGAGGCCTTTTTCAAGGCGAACAAGTAGACCTCGTTGTCCACAGCAAGCGTTGACAAGAAACGACAAGGGGCTTATCCTTAGGGCATTACCAATTTATCGAAACACGCATGGAAAAACAAGCATTCATTCCAATCGACCGGCTGCACTACAGCATGCTCACGCAGCTGCTCCGCAACCCGCTCATCTTCAAGCTCAAATACATCCTCGGCGTCTACGACGGCAAGATGGGCGTGAGCGGAATGGTCGGACGCGCGGGCCACGAAGCGCTCAAAGCGTACTACGGCGGCAACGATAGCGTACCAATGGGCACCGACCGCGCAGAGAATATCGCGAACGCGATCCGCGTCGGCCAAGAGTACCTCGACAATTACGACGACAGCTACATTAACTACGGCAAGACCGGCAACCGCGAGGCCATGCTCAAGAAGTACGCGCAGACCATGCGCTTCTACTTCGCCGAGGAGCCGGAATATAACGAGATACTGATGGTGGAAGAAAAGATGCAGGCCGAGCTAAAGACCGTCGACGGCCAGCAACTTCCGCTTCCAGCAGTCGCCGTCCCCGACCTCGTCCACAAGCGCACCGACGGCGCCGTTGAAATAATCGACACCAAGTTCGTGACCAGCTTCACCGACTGGGAGAGCGAGGACTACATCAAAATAATTCAGAGCCAATTCCTCTGGCACCTCCTCAGAGCCGCAAAAGGCATCACGGCAGACCGCATGCTATTCAGAGAGATAAAGACCTCCGAGAACACCGGGCCAAACGCAGGGCAGCCCCAAATTCGCGACTACGCGATACCTTTCAGTCACGAGCAGTACCGCATCATTTTCTACAACCTCTACCGCGACGTAGTGAAGTTCCTCAGCAACCCCGACGCCGTGTACCTCCCAAACCTCAGCGACCCATTCGATGGCGAGATCGCCGGCGAGCTCTACGCGCAAGGCCTTCTCTCCGCGGACATGAGCGACGTCGAGGTGATGCACAAAGTAAAAGACATCGCCTTCGTCAACAAGCGCTTCGTCAGCTCGCGCCTCGACAACATCGAGAACCGACACCTCAACCCCGAGGAGAAGATAAAGCTCCGCCTCGCCGAGTTCGGCATCCCCGTAGAGCCGCAGGAGAGCGTGAAAGGCACCAGCGTGACGCAGTACCGCTTCAAGGTGAGCCGCGGGGTACGCATGAGCGTCTTCGATAAGCACAAGGCAGATATAGCCCTTGCGCTCGAAGCCAAGGGCGAGGTGCGAATACTGGCCCCGATACCCGGAACGTCGCTCGTCGGCATAGAGGTAGCGAACGACGAGCGCGGCGTGGTGAAATTCACCAAGGAGGAACTGCGCCCCGGGACGCTGGGCCTCCCAATAGGCAAGGACGTAAACGGCGACACCGTGCGCGTCGCACTACCCGACATGCCGCACCTCCTCATAGCCGGCGCCACCGGCAGCGGCAAGAGCGAGCTGATACATACGCTCCTCCACGCGCTCACCAAGCAGATGACGCCGGAGCAGATGCACCTAATCCTTATCGACCCGAAGCGCGTCGAGCTGGTAGCATTCGCAAAAGCGAAGCACCTCCACGGGCGCAAGATCGCCTACGACTACGCCGACAGCGTCCTCACGCTCAAAGGCCTCATAGACGAGATGGAAGTGCGCTACAAGCTCCTCGAGGGCAAGCGTGTGCGCGACATCACGGCATACAACAAAAAAGGCTCGACCAGCCTCCCCTACATCGTCGCCGTCGTCGACGAATTCGCCGACCTGATACTCCAAGGCAAGGCCGCGGAGCGCAAGAAAAAGAGCAAGCAGTCGCTCGAGAACATCGTGACGCGAGCCAAGGTAGAAGCGATGGCCCGACAGGCAGCGAAGCAGGGCCTGACATTCGTACCGCCGGAGCCGGACGAGGAGACGGCGACCGCAGAGGAGATGCTCACACGCCTCGCACAGATGGCCCGAGCCGTCGGCATCCACCTCATCATCGCGACGCAGCGCCCGAGCGTGGACGTCATCACCGGCCTCATCAAGGCGAACTTCCCTACCCGCATCGCCCTCACGACCGCCAGCGCGACCGACAGCAAGGTGATCCTCGGCACCGAGGGCGCCGAGAAGCTCTCCGGCAAGGGCGACATGATATTCAGCCACCCCGGGGGCGGACAGGTGCGCTTACAAGGTTTCCTAACAGAATAATTTATGGCAATAAAAGGACGCACCGTATCAGAAGTAATCAAAGAACTCCAAGCTCTCGAGAAAGAGTGCGGAGATGTGGAAGTGGTGCTCATGAGCGACCGCGCTAACAACGAATTCGATACAATCGAAAGAGCGTTCGCTATGCACGCCGCCTCAACAGGCGATAAGTACATCGCCTTTATAAGAGGAGCCGACTTTATAAGAGTATAACTATGGAAATAGATGACACCGACCGCGCAGAAATCGCCGAGCAAATTAAAAACGGGTACACCAGCGGCATCCTCGACGGCGAGGGAACGCGCATCAGCTGGGAACTCAAAGCCGAGAAATTCGAACACTAATCCCATGCCAAAACCAACACCACAGCCAGAACCATATCGCCCCGCAACGCTCAGAGCCAACTGCACCTACGACGGGCCAACCGACGAAGCGCCAAAGTGGCTCAAGGTCGCAACGACGCACCCCTTCCGCCGCTTCCTCGTGCACCCGATTACTTTCTATGCGGTCATCATCACCGGCATCAGCGTCGCAAACGACCCGACGATGGCCGGCTGGCCCGCGTACATAGCCGCGATACCGACGGTCGTACTCCTCCTGCAAATAGGAGAGCAGGCGAATAAGCACTGGTATAGAGCGCACTGGGACAAAATCGACAGCCGCCGCATCAAGCTACAGCCATGAGTAAGCCAATCTACACCGAAGCCGAGGAGCGCAGCAACGCACGATGGAGTGGGTGGAAAGACTGGCTCTTCCTCCCTCCACTCCTGCTCGCGCTCACCATTCTGTTCGTCATCATGCTCCCCGTGTGGTTCCTAAAGCGCATCGGGGCATTCACAATCAAGACGACGCTCACGCCGGTCGAGGTCGTCGCGTTAACAGCATCCTCGCTCGCGATCCTTCTGTGCCTAGGAGGGGCGGCGTGGCTCATCGTGAAACTGATATGACCGAACCAAAAACAAAACAGGTGAAGCTCAGCAAGCACGAGTGGCGCGTACTCAGAGCGCTCCGCAACCTCGCGAACGACGAATACTCGGACGAGTGGTACTGCTTCCCATTCCGCACCATTGCCAAAGACGCGCACATGCGCCGCAACGACGTACGACTCGCCTGCCGCTCGCTCGCGCGGAAAGGTCTCGCGCAATACGAGCGCGGGCTGGTGAGTATGCAGACTGATGAATTCGCTGGCGCAGGTTATCGCGCAACCCAAGCGGGGTTCGACCTCTTCACCGAGAACGAGACCAATGTGCCAGCGGAGCCGATGATATGAGTCCAAACAAACCGTACCGACAATACAACATCGACAGGAAGCGCCTCGCGCTCCCATCACAGGTAGCTCTGCAACAAAAAATAAAGAGCGGCAGCAATCTCGGCGGACTAAAGATGGCGCACCTAGCGCACAGAGAGAGGCAGGAAAACTTCAAAGCACTAGAGGAAGCCAAACAAGAACAGGAGGCCCTCAAACGCAAGAAACGCGCGAGGATAGGATTCAGAAAAGGATATAGGCCTTACATTAACTTTAAAAAATCATGACCGACGAACGCTACCACCCGCAGAAGCTCAAGCCACTCGTGCGAATCATCGCGCGGGCAATAGAGAAGAACCCGGCGCTCCTCAGAGATATAGACGACCCCGACAAGCCACTAGCCTACCTACACGCGCAGCTCCGCGAGCTGATACCCGGCTTCAACGACGAGAAAACCTGTCTCAACTGCGGCGCGAGCATGGCGCAGTACACCGAGACGCTCGACGTGAACGACGCTCTCCTCCTCATCAACACCGCGAAGCACGTCCGGGCAGCACTAGGCGCCGGGCAAAACTTCACCGAGGCTAACAAGGTACGCATCAGCTCAGCAGACGGCATCAGCCACACGCAGAAATGCCGCACAACGAAGTGCTCGAAGCTGGGCCTCATAGCAAAGGCCGGCGGATCCCAATGGGCAATAACCACGCGCGGCTTCGAAGCCCTAGCCGGTAAGCCGGTACCGAAAACGCGCGTGACATTCCGCGGCAAAATCGTTGAGCGCCAAGAGGAGCTCACGACGTTCAGAGAAGTATTCGCAGAGCACCGCGCAAAGATAGAGGCGTACGCGAAGCGTGGCAAGACCTCTCGCTATGATTACCGAACGGAGACCGCCCTATACGACCCAAGCGAATGGTACGAAATCAACGGCTACGCTTCCGGCAAAGTTATTTAATCAACAAATCTATGAATAAAAAATGTAAAAACTGCGGCCACTACACGATGATACCGAACTGGGTGACGATGCTCGTACTAGCAGCCGGGATCATCTTCGGCGTACCACTGACGTGCGTGGTGCTCGCGATCTCGATAATCGGAATCCTCCTAATTCCGGTAGTACTGATGATCGCACCATTCGCCTATGGAATAGCCGCTATCCTTATCCTACTGGCGCCTCTAGCACGCGGATCGAAGTGCAGAAACTGTAATGCGACTTTATCCACAGTCAAAGGCTAGCAGAATCTGCACACGATACGGTAAAGTATGAGTACCTTTTTATGCAGCTTTTGAAACCCGATTACATTATGGTCCCCTTCCCGATCTACTGTGATCCGCATCTCGAGGGCCTCGACCGCATCGTCTACGGCATCGTTTACTGGTTCGAGCACATGAAAGATGGGCGCTGTATCGCCTCAAATGCCACCATAGCGACGATAGCCGCGACAAACGTACGCAGCATCAGCAATTCACTACAGCGCCTCGAGGAGGCAGGCTACATACAGCGTCTCTTCAAAGACGACGCGAAGCGCAACCGCGCGGAGATTGTGACTAAAATATCCTTCAAACAAGCCAGTAAATCGTTAGCAGGTTGGATGACACGCGATACATCCAAGCTGCCAACGAACGATAGCAGCTTGGATGAACAGAATGAAATTAGTAATACAAAAGAGTTAATTAAACACCGCGCCGGACTCGGCGCAGAGGGGGAAAAGGCCATTGGAGAGATCATCTTTTTATTCAAAGACGTCAACCCCACCTACAAGAATCTCTACAACCGCAAGCCGCAGCGCGAATCCGCTCGCCGCCTCCTAGAGACGTTCGGGATGGAGAAGCTCGCGCCGATGATAGGATACCTCAAGAAAAGTAACGGTATGCGTTTTGCGCCAACGATAACGACCCCCTGCCAATTCGAGCAGAAGCTCGGCGAGCTCAAAGCGTGGGGCGAAAAGCAACGCGCCGGCACAAAGACCGGCAAGGGAATGATGAGCACCACACCCGTATGAGCGTACGAGAAATCCTCACCCGCGGCTTCAAAGCCATCATGAGCACCGGCGAAGAAATTAAAATCGACGCCGACGAGATCGAGGTGGCGCAGAGAGCAGTCGCTACCGGGCAATTTATCCGCGTGCGGCAGGGTATAATAAATCCGAGCTACCTAGTCAGCATCGTCGAGGACAAGCACCGCCGCATCGAATTCCTAGAGGACACCAAATACGAACCCCACAAACGCGAGGGTGGCATGAAGTCCCTCGCCGACATTTTCTCCAAGCACGTCCCGCGCCTCGCAGCCGGACCGCCCGGAGAGGAACAAGGTCGAGCATTACCAACCGCAGAAACAAAAAATCTATGAAGAAAAAACCGCCGCCAGATAAGCGCAAATTCGTCCTCAAGCGCGTCGACAAAACCAAGGACGGGGCCAACGTGCCGATCTACGGCATAGACCCCAGAGCACCAAAGCCCTGCCGCGTTTGTAAAAACGAACCGAGACAGCCGGGAAGCGCACGCGGGAAGATCTGCGCAGCCGCGCACCAAACGCGACAACTCGAGCACGGTCGCCTTCAAAAGAAAATAAACGAGCAATCAAAATGAACGATGATAAAGAAATCTACGGAGAGCCGGGCCTCGCAACAGAGGACGACGACGATCACAAGGAAATCGGAGACGACGATACCGACACCGATATAGTTCAGGACGACGTTTAAAATTAAAAAATAACTTCATCACCATGGAATCAGCAGAAGCCCTCATCAAGAACGAATACACCTACCAAGACTTTCTCAGATACTATAAAAATATCTGGAATCGCAACCTCGCCGCCCGCACCATCGACGTGCAGACCGACATTGGACTAAAGGCAGCGGACCCCGAGCAGGCCGTCCAGCACGATCAGACAATCATGCCGGTCAAAGAGCGCCTCGAGCTTCGCAAGATACTCGTACAGGACGCGATCGACCTCATCGCCGCAATCGACGTACTAGCGGCCCTCACCCCAGAGGACTATCAGAAGCAGGCACTCAGCAAGGAGGCTCTAGCCGTCGCAGAGGATATGCTCCCGCCTAAGCAGAAAGCCGGAGATACCTGCCAGACGACCGACGGCAAACCGGGCACCCTACAGGACGACGGAAAGGGCGGACTGACGTGCGTAGCGACGCCACCGGCAGCAGCAGGTGAGACACCGAGCCAAGAGGCAGCGATATAACGACCATGCTCGTTATCGACTACACACCACCAATACCAGAAAGCCCGGCTCGCTGGACCAGAAGCCTCAGCAACAATCAGCTCGAGGTGATGAGCGCCGACAAAGCGGTCGCTCGTGAAGTGCAAAAGGAACTGAAACGCCGCCAGCGCCGCAACCGCCATGGCAACCACTCTATCGGTGCATAAGCATACGTGGCGATCGCGCCACGAACGCAGCAAGAATGGCACCAACGGGGTGCTCTACCGCCGCTGCAGATTCTGCGGGGTAGAACAATGGGCCGCCGTCGGGCCATGGAGTAAGGAGAGAATAATCGTCGTACAACCACCAAGGAATAAATGACCCACACGCTCACTCTTCTCGGCCGGGTGCCGAGCAAGAAAAACAGCAAGCGCCGCGTACAACGCGGCGCGAGCGTGTTTATGATCCCCTCACAGCAGCATGAGGACTGGCATAGAGACCAGATGCTAGCGATCCGCGACTACAAGACCGGCTGGAAGCACGGCCTCATTCACCCGAATAAAATCACCCTAGAATTCTACGCACCGGATCGCCGCAAAGCCGATCTCTCAAACAAGACCGAGAGCGTGATGGACTTCCTTGTCGACGCCGGAATAATCGAGGACGATAACTGGTTCGTGATAAAAGTTCTCTTGCTAAAGCTTGTGGATATTGACAAAGCGAACCCGCGGGTGGTGTTACTATTCGAGTAACTTTATGAATTGGGAAAACCTGCAGAGCAAGCTATGCCCCCACTGCGAATCCGTTCTCGACTTCGGAGAGGCAATAGGCGACGACGTCATTTGTACCAGCTGCACCTTTCACATCGCCCGTCGCCGCTTCGACGCGATCGTAGAGCATCGACGCAAAGGGTACGACGCGGCCGTGCGGATGAAATGGCAATACCTCCTCCAAGGCCGCTGCCCTATAGACCAACAGATGCTCCGCCCAATTCCGGGCAAGCATATCCACAACGGAGCGCAAATGTGCTCGAATGCCGACTGCCCGTTCAAGATTAAAGACTCGCTCCTAAAGGAAATCATGACGGACCCGGAGCACCCAGCCAACCGCTTCGCGGGTAAAACCTAACGTATGCTATTCCGCGGAAAAAACGATCTGCGCTGCCCCGTTTGCCTTCTTGAATTCAATCAGGCAGCGATGATGGCTGCCGGCGTTAAAGGATGCCCCGGCTGCACGACAGCCCTCCAACCGATGAAAGTGAGCGAGGACGGCTACATTAAAATAAACTGGCAGGAACTACGCACCCTAGCCATCTACGCGCAACGCTGGAGCATCACCTTCGACCTAAAGAACGGCGGCAACCGCGACTCGCTCAAGGCGCTGCAAAACATCCTCGCCGGCCTCCGCAAATACGAACCGATCGGAGGGCAGCCGCTCGTGCCCCCTTTCGACGCGGTAGTAATCGAGCGAAACGCGGAGGGCGGTATAAGCATCCCCGGGCCGGAGCCACAAGACGGAGAGCCAGTCAAGCTGCAAATCGTGCGCAACCCAGACACGAGCCTCAAGCCAGACCACACCGGATTTATTCCCTCACCATTCTATAAACGCAGAAAATTATGAAAATTGTCACCGAACGCCCGCCAAACTGGGCCAAGCTAAAAGAATACTTCGAGATGGATGATGAGCACACCGTCTTCACCTACGGCGACACCATCTACAATCCCGGCAACCAGCATATCGACGAGTACCTCCACACGCACGAATACACGCACAGCATCCAGCAGGCGAACGAGGGCGGACCGGATAAGTGGTGGGAGCGCTTCATCGACAGCCCCACCTTCCGCGCCGAGCAGGAGGCGCAAGCATACGGGCAGCAGTACAAACACTTCTGCCAGAACGTAGCCGACCGAGAGCAACGTGCCGCGTTCCTAAGACATATAGCGACCGACCTCGCGAGCGGCCTCTATCGCGTGAGTATGACTATGCCGGACGCGATGGCAGCGATACGAACCCGAGCAGAGAGAAAGATGCCAGAGCTTATTCAAAAATAGAAAAAATATGGAAAACAAACTGACATGGCATACCGAGCAGCGCAAAGTAAAAGACCTCGTGCCTTGGGAGCACAACCCGCGCAAGCTAACCGAGGAGCAGGCGAAGCAGCTGGATGCGAGCCTCGATAAATTCGACCTCGTAGAGATACCAGCAATCAACACCGACAACAAGCTCGTCGCGGGCCACCAGCGCGTGATGCGCCTGATGCTGCGCAACCGAGGAGAGGAGACGATCGACGTCCGCGTCCCGAGCAGAGAGCTAAGCACCGACGAATTCCGCGAGTACAACCTCCGCAGCAACAAAAACACGGGAGAATGGGACTGGGAGAAACTAAAGGACTTCGAGCGCGACCTCCTCAAGAGCATCGGCTTCGCGGAGGCGGAAATAAAGCGCGGCCTTTTTCAATCCAGCAACGAGATCTCCCGCAAGCTAACCGAGGATTACATCATTCCACCGTTCAGCATATTTGACGCAAAGCAAAAATACTGGCAAGACCGTAAGCGCGATTGGATAAGGCAGATCGGCGACAGCACCGCCGGGCGTCCCGACGATCTGATCGGTGGCCTAAAGAACGCAGGTATCCTAGGCGGCATCAGCGAAGGAAGTGCCACCGGCATAAACAAGACCGGCACGAGCGAATTCGATCCCGTGCTCTGCGAGGTGCTCTATACGTGGTACGTCGATAAAGGCGGACTCATCATCGACCCGTTCGCCGGCGGAAACGTCCGCGGCGCGATAGCGGGAATAATGGGGTACAAATACATCGGCACCGACCTAAGCGCGGAGCAGGTAGCCGCAAATCAAAAGGCGGACGAGATAGTAAAGAGCGGCGCCAACTGGGTGCACGCCGACGGCCTCGACCTCAACCAGAACGTGAAGCCCGGCAGCGCCGACTTCCTCATCACGTGCCCGCCATACTTCGACCTCGAGCAATACACTAAGAACCCCGACGACCTAAGCAACAAAGGGACATACGCAGAATTCCGCGATGTCTATGCCGAAATCCTAAAGCGCACCTTCCCGCTCCTAAAGCCGGGAGCGTTCGCCACCATCGTCGTCGGCAACGTACGCGGAGAGGAGGGCTACTACCACGACCTCGTCGGTGACACCGTAAGAGCTATGGAATCCGCTGGCTACCGCTTCTATAACGAGATAATCCTCGCGACAGCCCTAGCCGCCGCAGCCATGCGAGCACGCCGCATCTTCGACGCAGGCAAGAAAGTCGTCAAGGTACACCAGAACGTGCTCACTTTCTGGAAAGAGGATAAGGAAATAAAAGTCAGCGACACCATACGCCACCTGCTAGAGACCGGCACCACAGCCAAGGCGCACGAGAACGTGCTGATGTTTAAAAAGCCATGAGAGTCATCTTCGTCGACGTCGACGGCGTTCTAAACAGTAACGGAGAGAGAGGCCACCGCGCAGGCACCCACGGCCTCGATATTGCCTGCGTGGAGCGACTAAAGGCCCTAGCGCACCGAACAGACGCACAGCTAGTCCTCTCGAGCTCATGGAGGCACCACGAGGACGCCAAGGCCCAGCTAAAAGCCGTAGGCCTCACATTCATAGGAGAAACCCCGCGCTTCAAGTACGCCGAGCGCCCAGAGGAGATAGACGCGTGGCTACGCCTCCACCCCAAGGTCACGCAGTACGTCATCATCGACGACGACCACACCTTCCTCCCACATCAGCCGCACTTCCGCACCGACTGGACCAAGGGCCTCACGCACGAGATATGCTGGGGAATCGACCAGTACTTCGCCGCCGCGGAACCAATGCGGATGCGGATAGAGGAATCCGCATAGACAAAAGGTGATACCATTGTCAAAAGAGCAATATGAAATCTAACCCGCAACAACAACCGCAAACGGCCCTCGCACGGACAAAAACGGAATACCCCGTAAAGAGATTCGGCGCGTACGAAGAGTTTATTTTGTGGACCGCGATGCCCGACGAGGAGCGCGACAAGCTCGGCATCGAAACGCAGGGAGAATTCTGCGAGAAGTACCACATAGACAAAAACACTCCGACGCGCTGGAAAGCACGCGCCGACTTCATCTCACAAGTAACCGAGCTCCGCAGACAGTGGGCCTTTGACCGAACCGGCAACGTCATCAAAGGCATCTACCTCAGCGCCCTCAAAGGCAACCCGTTCAGCCAGAAACTCTGGCTCCAATACTTCCTCGGCTTCAAAGAGCAGAGCGAAGTGGCGGTCACCGACAAGGTCGAGATCGGTGTGAACGACATACGCTTCCTCATCGAAGCATTACCAGAACCCCTAAAGAGCAAACACTATGCAAACCTCAGACAACTCCTCGACGACGCCGCAGACTTTGCCGACGCTCGAAACATTGACCCCGCGGCTATCGACGACGAAACAGAAGGTGATGGCGGCGGTGGGTCAGAACGACCTGCGGAAGCAGTACGCGGAGATGCCAATCCGAATGCACCGCACATATCCGTCCGCCGAACCGATGGCGTGGCCGCGAGTCATCAAGCAAGCATACGCGCAGATATGGGAGCAGACCCCGACCGGGCAGCACGTCCATCCGCGCGTCATAATGAAAGCGCCGCGCGGTGGGGGCAAGAGTAAGCTCCTCGGCACAATCGGATTCGACGAGTGGTACCTGCGCAACAGCAAGGTCGTCAACATGGGCGGCTCAGCAGTGCAAGCCACCATCGTCTATAACTATTTCAAAGCGTACTGCGACATCGACGCGAGCATCAGCACGCACATAGAGGGCGTCGCAAAAGCCATAGAGACCCGGGCCACCACCGGCGCATACTTTTCATCCGTAACCGCATCCACCAAGCAGACCCGCGGCAAGCACCCAGACATTCTCCTCTCCGACGAAACCTGCGAAACGAGCGACGAGCTCGTGCACTCCGCGCTCCCGATGGTCGACTCCTCCCAGCGCCCGCAGGTCATAATGGCGAGCACTTTCCATAAGATATTCGGGATATTCCAAGAGACGTGGGACAACGCCGAGGAGCGCGGCTACCTCCGCATTAGCTGGGACATTTTCGATGTGTGCAAACCATTTGCCGCAGACTTCTGGGAGCGATCCGATATAGCAAAGCTCGCTGGCATAGAGAAGCTAAAGAAGCACGCGCGAGGCCGCACCGGCGACCCCGACGGCTGGGTGCCGATAGAGAACGTCATCCAAGCATGGCGCGAGAAGCCGACCGAGGACTGGTTCGAAGTGGAATACCTCGGCAGCCGCCCGAGCGCCGCGGGACTCGTTCTCAAACCCGAAGATGTTGACAGGTCGCTATTCGACAGCGATAGCGACGCGCGTTACTATTACGTGCAGGGAGCCACCTGCGTGCTCGGCATCGACTGGGGCTTCTCGAGCATGACGAGTGTCATCGAACTGATGGCGCACCTCGACTCAGTCGTCGTGGTATTAGGCAACACCAACTACCACCAGACCAGTAGCGAGGACATCATCAAGGAGACCATAGAGAAAGTTCGAGCACACGGCATCAGATTTATTTACGCCGACTCCGCCGGTAAATTCGAAAACGTAGCCCTACAAAATGCCCTCAACAAAGAAAACCTCGCCTGCGCCGTCATCGAAGTCGTATTCTCCAAGGAGAAATTCGGCACGCCAGACAGCAAAGACAAACCCGGCAGCCCGGGCATGCTTGGTAATCTACGCGCTCACTTCGAGCAGAGTAAAATCAAACTGCCCCGCAAACTGCGCGAAGCGTATTGGCAGCTTAAGCGTTACCGTTACCAAGAGGGGACCGATAAGCCAATCAAGAAAGACGATCACGTCCCAGATGCACTTATGTGTGCACTCCAACATTTTATCCTCGGCAAATTCGTCCGCGCGATCCCCGCGGCCGAACCCAAAGAAGAAGTTAAAAAGCAGCGACCACCGACCGACCAGCAAACCTCGTCGACCGGCAACAAGCCGATAACGAAAGGGCTATTAAAAAAGAATTTCTAAAGACAACCTCTCTATGAAAATCCTCGGATTCGACATCAACGTCAAGCGCACACCGATAGCAGCGGCAAACCCATTGCTACCCGGCGCGAGCGGCGTACAGAAGAACCTGCAGCCAACCCTGCCGAGCCGACCACTAAGATCGAGCACGCCACGCGCAGAGCTAGGAGATAGCGGTACCCGCCTCCTCCACGGCATCATCACCGAGGAATACAACAGCCAGCTCCAAGGCATAGAGGGCATCAAGATATTCGACGAGATGCGCAAGAGCGACGGCACCGTCCGCGCAGCCATCCTCGCCTGCACGCTACCGATACGCCGCGCGGAATGGTTCGTGAACCCCGCAACAGACGATCAAGAGAGTAAGGACATCGCCAACTTCGTCGAGCACGCACTCTTCGACTGGCTCGAGGATATGAGCTGGGATGACGTCATCAGACAAGCACTCCTCTCGGTGAGCTTCGGCGTGATGCTATTCGAAAAGGTGTACGGCACCAAAGACCACGAGGGCAAGACGTACGTGACACTAAAGAAACTAGCGCCACGCCTGCCAAAGTCGATTTTAATGTGGGAACTCACCGACGGCACCTTCGGCATCCAGCAGATCAGACAGGACGGCATACTAGCCCAGATACCGGGCAGTAAGCTCCTCATTTTCGTAAACGAGCGCGAGGGCGACAACTGGTGGGGCACCTCGATGCTCCGCGCAGCCTATAAGCACTGGTACTATAAAAACAATTTCTACAAGATAGACGCGGTAGCCTTCGAGCGCCAAGGTCTGGGCATACCAGTAATTTCAATGCCGCAAGGGTACACCGAGAGCGACGAGAAGAAAGCCGCGACCGCGATGGAAAACCTCCGCGCGAACGAAGCAGGCTATCTAGTAAAGCCGCCGGGCTATACCTTCGAATTCGCCAACATGGGCGCACACACAACACGCGATCCGAACAACAGCATCAACCATCACAACAAAGAAATCCTACAGAGCGTCCTCGCGCAATTCCTCGAGCTAGGCCAGACCAAGAGCAACAGCGGCAGCCGCGCACTATCGCAGGACCATAGCGACCTCTTCCTCAAGGCCCTAGAGGCGATCGCTAACAACCTCATCGCGGAAATAAATAAAAACCTGATACCCGAGCTCGTCGATATGAACTTCGACAACGTAACGGTCTACCCGGTACTCGACTTCGGCGGCATCATCAAAGCAGACGTCACCGCCCTCGGCACGGCGTACAGCCAGCTAGTGACCGCAGGAGCCATCACACCGACCGACGACGACCAGCAGTACCTCAGAGCCTCTATGGGCCTCCCACCGCGCTCACAAGACGATATAGACGCCGCAGCAGAGCAGGACCCGAGCAGCGAGGAGCAGCTAGACCATGCGAACATAGAGGAAGACGGCGAGGCCGCACCGGAGGGACCAGTAGAGGACGCAGCCGGCAAAGCCGCAAAGCCAGCCCCGACCGCCGCGCAGAAGAAGAAAACCGACAAAGCCACAGCAAAAAAAAAGAAGCCAGCTAAAGCACACGACCACACCGGCGTCGCGCTCAAGCGCACATTCACCGACGGCAAAGGATTTATGAGCTGGCGCCCGCTCACATTCGCCGAGGGTAAAGTGAACTGGGCCAAGATACAGCAGACCATCGACGAGATGGAGGCCGGATTTACTGCAGACGCAACCGCCCTGCTACAAAGCGCCAAGGACGCATTCATGGCAAAGCTCCATGCCGCAGCCGACGCCGGCGACACCAAAGCCATCGCCGACCTCGAGATTAAATTCGTGAGCGACTACAAGGATCTCCTGAAAGAGGCTATGAAAAAGGCATACGAGTACGGCAAGAATAACGTCAGCACCGAGATGGGCGTGAGCGTCCCGCCGAACAGCGCCGACTCCTTGGCGGAGATAGATTTGATGGCCGACACCATCGCTAACAAGACCGCCAGCGACCTCGAGAGCAAAGCAAAGATAGAAACGACCAACCACCTAAAGCAAGACACGAGCATCTTGCAAGCCGTAGGCGCAGTAGACGCGACCCTAGACGACGCAATCGACAAAGCCGTGCAGCATACCGCAGGCATCATCATCAGCCAGAATCTAAACGGCGGACGCAATGACGTCTTCCAGCGCAACCGCAGCATGATCTACGCCCTCCAGCGCAGCGAAGTACTCGACGAGCGCACCTGCGAATTCTGCCTTTCGATGGATGGCCTGACAGTGCTACCGACCGATGACTGGGCAGCAACGGATGTCTTTCACGAAAACTGCCGCGGCATCTGGGTGGAGATTCTGACCGACGAGCAGGACGTCGAGGATATAGAAATAACCGGAGTGCCCGACCAAATCGGCGACTACTACGGCGGCACACCGAACGACCTCATCCAGCCGCCAAAAGCAATCACCCGTCCGGGCACACCCGCAGCAGAGTACGTCAAACAGCGCGAGGCAGACAAGGCAACGAAGAAAAAGTGAACCCAATCTACTTTACGCCCCACGACCTACTTGCTGGCTTCTCCATCCTCGGAGGTTTTATCTTCGGCGCGTTCACTGCCAACTTCTTAATCATCGGGGGGCACGTCATCATAAAAATGTGGGAGGGAAACCCGGGCGAGGAATAAGCAAAGAGGCCCAAACCACCGGGCCTCTGTGCTCTTTTATCGTCCACACGGCAGCCAGCAATCGCACCAGCCAGCAACCACACCAGCCAGACGTGACGGGCACCGCACAGGTTCAGGTTTATGTACGATACCTAAAAACGCTCTAGTTGCTCGTTCTGACCTAGATACCACCATGCCGTACCAACCCCCGAATCATTACAGCGGGGTGCACAACGCAGCGGGCGGACCCGGGCCGGGTGTATAATTTCAGAGGACTAGCCCTTTGACACCGGAGGAATCATGCACGCTCACAGAGACTGCGCCGAATGCGGCGATCCAATCCTGCCCGAACAGGAGGCACGACAAGAGGGCGTGAACGGAACAGCAAAACACTTTCACGCCGACTGCTACGCCCTCTACCTAGAGGACGACACCATGGAGCGGACGGCCACCATCGCCCGCACGATAAATTAGGAGGTGATTTTTATGAAACGATGGCTCTCGCACCGGCTACACCAGTACTGGCTCTGCGTAACTTTCATCGCGGCCATACCGGCCGTTCTCGGGAGGTGATCTCATTCTAACGGCAGGGCTGCTACCCCCGCCACCACTGACTCCCTTTAGTGTGTCCCCACTCGCGCTTCGCCGCGGGTGGATTTTTTGATACACTAGCAGGAGTGGAGGAGAGGCATGGTGACCTCGGCTGCCTCATAAGCAGTAGCCAAGCGGTTCGATTCCGCTCTCCGCAACGGGTCAGACATGGTCTTGACTCCCGCTCTTTGACACCGCAAGCATGCAAGCATCGTCGGCTACGCTTTAACCTAGCCGGCAAACCGTACATGCCACAAAAGCAGTACAGAGTCCGTACTTCGCCTCGGTGAAGGACGTACTTGCCGGGCGCGACCTCGTTCTCGCCTAGCCGTGCTCGAGCGCCGGGCCACCGGGTACTCGACTGCGTAATAAACAGGTCACGCGCAGATCGTCGCAGCGCCAAGGCACACACGCGACGTGGTGGAGGTAACACGAACCCAAACACTCGAGGTGCGGCCAGCTCACTCTGGTCACTAAGCATGTAGAAAGCGATGTCGATAGCGACGAGGACGCGGGTTCGATTCCCGCCTGATCCACGAAAGTGAGCCGCGAGGCAGGTGGCGCTCGATCAGCGCGAGGGTTCGAATCCCTCCACTTTCATCAAGAGCAACTCAACTGTGCACAGCGCGGTTGACAGATAAACCCTCAAGGGGTGTTACAATCTAGCCAACGCCACCACGATGAAGAAAACCCTCACCGCAGCACAAGAGCGACAGCTCCACGGCAAGCACGTCGGGGTATTTAAATTCGAGTTCGACGAGGACGGTGACGCGGGAGAGGACGGAAGCGTCAGCATACCTGACACCATTCACGTCATCCCGATCGGTCAATGGGATCACGATCTCTACGGGCCAATCCTCATCACCGCCGGAGACATCAGAGAGTTCGCGCAAAACTTCAACGCCGGAATCCGCAAGGGAGTCTTCATCACCGCAGGCCACGAGGGCTTCGAGGAGCTTCCAGCACAGGGGTGGATAACGGCTGTGGAAACCCGTGACACAGGTCTCTGGGCGGTGGTAGAATGGAACGAGCTAGGGCGTGAGACGCTCAGCGACAAGCAATTTAAATTCTTCTCGCCGGAATTCTATCGAGACTACGAGGACCCGCAGACCCATCAGATTTATCGCAACGTCCTCACCGGGGGCGCTCTAACGAAGTCCCCATACTTCAAAGAGCTCGAAGCAGTCGTATTTTCAGACAAGGGCCTAATTAAAAAATTCACCGATAACCAAAAAACCATGGACATCAACACACTACTCGCAAAGGACGTCTCCAGCCTCTCAGCAGAAGAGGTAGCGTTCCTTAAGGAGCACAAGGCCGAAATCCCCGCGGACAAGGTCGCTGCCTACGAGACCGTTCTCGCAGACAAGCCGGCAGAGACCGACGAGGAGAAGGCAACGCGCGAGGCTAAGGAGGCGGCAGACGCAAAGGCTGCAACCGAGGCAGAGAACGTAGCTAAGGGCCTCAACGCCGACGGCTCCGCCAAGGTGGAGGCATCGGATAACAAGGTCACGGTCAGCAAGCTCGAATTCGCCGCTCTCACAAAGGCAGCGAACGAGGGCGCGGCAGCCTTCAAGGAGCTCGAGGCCAAGAAGCTCGACGGCGCCGTCACCGCGCTCGTTTTCAATGAAAAGACCAATACAGCCGGCAAGTTCCTGCCAAAGAGTACGGACAAACTCCGCACTTTCATGCAGAAGCTGGACGCAGAGCAGCGCCTCGCGTTCGCGGCCCTTATCAACACCGATCTCGCAGCCCCCGCAGCGTTTAAAGAACTCGGCGGCAACGGTACGGTAGACGGCACAGCCGTCGCAGAAGTCGAAGCTCTCATCAGCACCAAGATGAAGGCCGACGACAAGCTGAGCTACGCCGACGCTCTCAAGCAGGTAATGTCGGAGACCAAGGGCCTCGAAGAGCGCTACGACTCAGAACTCCCGTCAGCTCGCAAGGCGCAGAAAGTGTAAAAATAATAACCCCTAACCAATAACACCATGGCAACAGCAGTACGCGATTTTGAACGAAGCTTTGTTTGCGGCTCATCCACTCTCATCGCCAAGCAGTTTTACATCGTCAAGCAGGACACGGACGGCACGGTCATCCTCGGCGCAGCGTCGACCGACCACCTCGTCGGTGTTCTCCAGAACAAGCCGGCCGTAGGCGCAGCAGCGCTCGTCCGCTTCCTCGGCACGACCAAGGTCATCGCCGGCGGAACTATCAACCCGGGCGACAACGTGACGACCGACGGCAACGGCAAGGCAGTAGCGACGACCACTAACAAGGACGTCATCCTCGGCACCGCGATCCTCTCAGCCGCAGCAGCGTCAGGGGACATTATCGAAGTCATGCTCGGCAGCTTTATCGCTCAGAGCAAGTAATCATTAACCCCTAAACCATAAACCACCATGGCACTCGTACAACAGGATGTAGTCGTCGACCCAGCGTTGAGCAACGTCTCAATCAAGTACACGAATGACACCTTTATCGCCGACCTCGTCCTCCCGATGGTCAAAGTTTCAAAGCAGACCGGCAAGTACTACATCTACGACAAAGCGAACCTTCGCATCGACAAGACCAACCGCGCAGCCGGTTCGGCCGCGAATGAAATCGACTTCGGCGTAGCGCCGAGCGGTACCTTCGCCTGCGACGACCACGCCCTCAAGGGATTCGTCGCCGACGAAATTCAGGATCAGGCAGACGCAGCGCTCAACCCGCTCGTCGATGAGACTGAGACCGTCACGGAGAAGCTCATGCTCGACCGCGAACAGAATGCAGCTAACCTCCTGCAGAGCACCTCGAACCTCACACAGAACACCACGCTCTCGGGTACGAGCCAGTGGTCTGATTACAACAACTCCGACCCGATAGGTGACATCCGCCTCGCACGAACCACCATCCACACCAACACCTTCAAGCGCCCAAACACCATCATCATGAGCAAGGTCGTCTTCGACATCTTGATGGACCACCCTCAAATTATCGAGCGCATCAAATACAGCCAGCTCGGTGTCGTCACTGCTGAGCTCATGGCCCGCGTCTTCCAAGTCGAGAAGATTGTCGTCGGCGAAGCCGGCAGCAATACCGCACACGAGGGTCAGACCGACGTCCTCGCGTACGTCTGGGGCAAGCACTGCATCGTCGCCTACATCGCTCCGCAGGTAAAGATTAAGATGCTCACGCTGGGCGTCACCTTCACCTACTCGACTCGCATCGTGAAGCGCTGGCGCGATGAAGACCGCGAGGGTACTTACGTCCGCATCGGCAACGACAACTATGTGCAGAAGATAATCGCAGCAGCAGCGGGTTACTTCATTCAGAACGCGGTAGCCTAGATTAAAAGCGTCGCCGACTAGGTGGCAGTCTGCGGTTCACAGCTCAGACCATGACGCAAAATAACATCACTCACCATGGCTAAAAACGTAGCGCAAGTAATAGACGTTCGCGCAGGGTATCAGGTTCGCCGCGGAGCCATCAAGCAGGAGAGCGTCCTCGGCACTCAGTACATCGCCATAGCGATTTACGACACTGCCCTGAACGACAGCGCAGGCGTAAGCAATAAAACCGTCGCGGCTCACGGCCTCGGGGTTTTCTTGCCGAACAAGGCAATCGTCGTCCGCGCTCTCTATCAGACCGTCACGACCTTCACCTCAGGCGGTAGCGCAACCATCGCGCTCAAAGTGCAGAGCGCAAATGACCTCAAGACAGCCACGGCATACACCGACGGCTCCTTCACGGCCGCAACTCTTACGGACTGCGCACCTGCGCACTCGGCAGCTACGTCAATCGCTCTCACGGCAGAACGCGAGCTCACTGCGACCGTCGCAACCGCGGCGCTCACTGCGGGCAAGCTCGTACTCTACGTCGAGTACATGATAGGCGCTTAACACTTTAATCGAAAAACAAAATGTACTACAAAGCAAACGGCAACCTCAAGCACAACGGAGACAGCGTAACGGCTGGCACGATCGTCCAAGCGGAAGACGGAGCCTTCTCTGACCTCGTGGCCCTCGGAGTCATGACACCAGTTCCGGGCGCAAATAGCGCAGAAGAGGCCGCAGCGATGCTTGCTGAGGCACAGGCGGCACAGGAACAGGCAGCCCCCGCGCCAGCTCCTTCGCAAGACACATGGGGACCTACCAAGGAACCTGTAGTCGCTCCCGAAGCTCCCGCGGCCCCTGATGCCCCGGCTGCACAGACGACCGTAGCGCCAGTCCTCGCGAAATTCACGGTGCTCAAAGACTTCGAAATTACCAACGCCGATAGTAAGAACTTCGGCAAACACGCAGTCGGGGATGTCATCGAGGCAGACCCGAGCGCCGCACAGTCGCTCGTCGACAGCGGTACGCTCGCGCCAGTAGGCACACCGACAGGCGATAACCTCTAAGACTATGAAACGCACCTATAAAATTATCGCAGCACTCGTCGGGATCGCCGCGCTACTCGCAGGTGCGACCATAGCAGAGGCCAACCCGAGCTACTTCGCAAACGGCGTGGCGACATCCGTCGCCACCAGCAGCCCCGCGTACATGACGCCGGGAGCCGCGACGAGCACCACACCGACCTACGACAGCTACGTGCCGACGACCAAGAGCCAGACCTTCAAAGCAGACCGCCTCGGTCTCCTCCAACAGTTCTGCGCCTCGAGCACCGCGACCGTACTCAACACATCCGTCGAGTATTCGCAGGACGGCATCGACTGGTATCAAAACTTCATCGTCGATTCAATACAAGCAGGCACCACGACCACGCCATACGTTCTCGTGACACCGTTCTCAGCGACGCAGAAGTTCGCTTCCAGCTCGCTAAACGGCGCACCCGTAGCAGCCAACAACAACTGCCGCAACAACGCGCTCATTATCCCGACGAGCTTCCGCTACGTCCGCGTCGTGCAATCGGTGACGGGTGGCAACGGTTCAATCTGGGACCAGCTCGTCCCTACCAAAGAGCTTTACTAGCTAGCGAAACCACCATGGCCGCAACCTTCGAATTCGAGAGAGACACAGGCGCCAGCACCGGCAGCCCCGCAAAGGGCACGACGCGCACGGCGGCCGTGACCGACACCAACTGGAAGAACACCGACACCTACGGAACCGCATACTCTGCGGCACCTATCACCGCAGGCAACAACAGCTTCGAGATATGGAACTTCGGTCACTTCTCGGGTAGCTTCAACCAGATCAGCACGGGACTTTTCGCTCACACCTCGACGGCGTTCGGCACGGGTCTCACGCTCAAAGGTATAGCGAACAACACGGGTGACGGCGACCGCATCCTCTACACCACGCCGAGCGCAACCGCTAACTCGAACCTGACCGTCGACATGACGACTGCCATCAGCATCGGCTCTGGCACCACCGTCTGCTTCGGCGCAACGGGACCAGAGGCAACGGGCAAGGCAACGTCGATGGCGACCAACCCGTGCTACACGGTCTACCTGACGACCCAGCTACAGACCAGCGGCTCGGCAGCAGCCGGCGACACCGCGACGGTGACGCTTACCCTTCAATATAACGAGAACTAGTATGGACAACTCAATCGTAATGTTCTGTGCAAACGATCAGGTAGAGACCACGCAAGCCCTCACCATCGACGGCAACGGAGAGATCGTGCTCACCTGTCCTTGCGGTCGCTTCACGAAGCTACCGGCCGGGACAGACGCAGCAGGTCTAGCCGCATACATCGCCGCGCATAAGGAGGAAAACGACGGACAGATCTCCGTCGCAAGCCTCGACGCTAAGAAAGCCGACCTCATCGCCGGGCTACAGCAAGACGCACCGGCAGACGTAACACCAGACACGCCACCAGCACCAGACGCAGGAATATAGAGACGCTTTTTATCACCTAACGTCAATCCCATGACACCAGTAGCAAGCCAGAAGCCCCTCAAGTATCTATTCACAGCCATCTATAACGACGGCTCAACATATAAGCAGACCGCCGACGACAAGAGCCTCATCGACCCGGAGAAGCGCAGCCAATTCTTCGACGTCCTGCAGCTCGCGGAGAAAAAGACGCTCATCGCTTTCACCCTAGCCGGCGAGGGTCACGAGTACGGAGTCGATCTGCGCGACGGGCACTTCGAGATAGATGGCGTGCCGTTCCGCATGCACGAGACGGAGGAGTACGGGTTCGAGCTCATATTTTTCAGACAACACACCCACTCCTTCAATCAGACACGCGAGAAAGATGTCGAGGTGAGTCATGATATTGTGTACAGAATGGGCTGGAAGCTCAAAGGCAACCAAACTTATCAGCGAGTAATGCAAATAGACTAATATGTCACGACAATTCTGGGAGGAAACACTTGCGTGGGCCACAGCATCCGGCACGGCGATAGCATCGAGCACGACCGAGACGATTCTGTTCCCCAACGTCACCATACCGGCAAACTTCCTGCAGGACGGTCGCGTATTACGCCTGAGAGCGTTCGGCGCATACGGCACCACCGCAACCCCGACGCTCATCTTTGCACTTCGCTGGGGCGGCGTAGCTGGTACCGTGCTGGCAAAGTCGGGAGCCATCGTCACCACCTCAGCAGTCGGCGGAGGCGCGTCAATGACCGCGCCATGGTCTCTCGAGCTGATAATCCAAGTACGCTCAAACGGTTCGAGCGGATCGCTTATGACCAACGGCGACGTCATCCTCTATACCTCAACCGTCGGCACCGCGGGCACCGTGACGAACTACGGCATGCCGCAGCCGATCGCGTCCGGCTCAACCGGCGGCACCACGCCAGTCGCAGTCACCGTCGACCTCACCGCAGACACCGCGCTCTCGCTAACGGCGCTCTGGGGCACCAACAACTCCGCGAACAGCATCCAAGGCCTTCAATACACAATCGAGGCGATGAACTAACCCTCCATGGCTACTAAATTCTTAGAGCCGGGCGGGGACGCAGACTTCGGGGTAGGACTCTGGGATGCGCCACCACAAGCGACACCATCGGTCGTCTCTGATTTTGTACGCAAGTCGCATCTGAAATCCATCGGCTACGCGGTCAACTCTGGCAACTCCTCAGGCAAGCAGAACATCGCAGCGGACGCGGGCGGCCGCGTGAGTGCCTATCTATACTTCAACGCGCTCCCAAATGCGACCTCATCCATCTGGGATATTTTACAATCAGGGTACGGCGCAGGTGTATTTATTTTAAAGATGACTTCGGCAGGCATCCTGCAACTCCTCGATGGCGGTGGCTCGACTCAACTCGGCAGCAACGGGCCAACGCTCGCGACAGGAGTCTGGTATCGCGTGAGCATGACGTGGGCAATCACTTCCACCACCGTTTATGACATACAGGTGTACGTCAACGGCGTGCAGGTCATCTCCGTGCACAACGGCTCGACACTCACCCGCACAGGATGCTCGGACATGATCCTCGGAAACATCTCGGGCAACCTAACGCTCGACATGCGCTCATCAGACCACTACATCGACAACTCTGCCGCACTCACCGACCCGGGCGACATCTGGGTGACAGCAAAGCGTCCATTTGCAAACGGCACGACCAACGGATTCAGCACACAGATAGGTTCAGGAGGCTCTGGGTACGGTTCGGGCCATGCCCCGCAAGTGAATGAGCGAGCACTAAGCCAAACGAACGGCTGGTCAATGATAGGAGCAGGTGCGGCCGTAACCGAGGAATATAGCATCGAGGGCGCATCCGCTGGCGACTTCAATCTTGAGGCAGGGAATATCGTCGACATGATGGGCTGGGTGAGCGCATCGGCGCTTTTGAGCGAGACTGCGCAGATAATCGTCGCAGGGGTCGCATCGAACATCGCACTCACTAGCACGCCGACCATCTTCACCAAGGTCGCAGGTGTGACAACTTACCCGCAAGGCGGCACAGACATCGGTATCATCACCTCAACAACGGTCACGACAGTAAGCCTCTATGAATGCGGGGTCATCATCGCCTACACCCCGCCGGGCAGTAACCGCCCGGGCAACTACGGCCGCTACGTCGAGGTCGGCAACGGCATGAGCAGAAACGAGAGCGCAACCTAACATGGCTTCACGATTCTATTTCCCAGCAGAAGGCTCAGGCGCACCAGCGGTGTCGCCCTCATTCGATGCAGGCTGGGAGCAAACTGGCCAAGCGACACGGCTAAAACTGCTCTATAAAAATAACCTCTCCACCCTTTCAACCATAGCGAATAACGGCACGCGCACCGTCCCTATAACAACGACCCAAGACATTCTCTGCAATCAGTTTGTGAGCGACCCACTGTTCGGAGCTGCGAAGCTGATAGACGCGAGCGTCACATTTTCCTTTGTGATGCGATGCTTTGAAAGCGCGACCACCGCTAACGTATTTCTCGCAGTGGTCGCGAAGATAGTCTCGAACGACGGAGCGACGAGCCGCGGGACTCTTTTCTCTACCTTCAACACCGACACCGAATGGGCGCTATCAGGCAGCGCCGCGACTCGCATCGTAGCGCAGACAGCCGTCACCGCCGTAACGGCACAAGCGGGCGACCGCCTCGTTATCGAGGTCGGCGGTCACGCAGCAGCACCAACAGCCGCGACCTCATACACCATGCGCCAAGGAACAAGCGCGGCGAGCGACTTCGCGCTCACTAGCGCCCTAACGACCGACCTCAATCCGTGGTGCGAGCTTTCAGCGGGCATATTCCCGCCTATACCGAACAACTACCAAGCCATCGGAGTCGCCGATGGCATGTCGACAGGCGAGCGCACCCGATAATATGGCACAAGCAATAGACCAATCAAACTACGTCGGTTCAACAGGGATCGGCTTCGGCGATACCCTAAACGGCCGCGACTATATGAGCCAAGCCTTCATCGCGGCATTCGACAATATTGCGGCCGTATCCTTCTACATCAACGGCAAGGACGGCAACACCAACAACGGCTACGCGGTCTGGATAGATAACGCCAACTCCAGCTCATTCGCCACTGGTACCGTCGCCGTCGGCATCGGTGGCTTCACCGAGATACCGAACGCGGCGCTCGTCGTCGGAGCGCTCACCAAGTACCAACTCGCCAGCTCGGTGCGCCTCATTCCGGGCCAGCGTTACTGCATCGTATTCTCCCCATGGGACACCAGCGCCCACGCCCACGTCGCGAGCTATAACGACTGGGTGAGCTCTACCGCGCTTCCATACAGCAAAGGCATACGCGTCCACTACGACGGCAGCTTCCTAAACCCAACCACACCAGACGCAGGCAACGACGATATTCTTTTCGAGACCTACGGTGAACGTGCCGACTTCCATCCAAACAAGATGCGTCCGCGCCTATTCGCGCCGGGCAACGCGCGGTAGAATAAAAACAGCCGACGCAATCCAATGCGACGACCCGACACAATCCCATGTCCTTCTTCCAACTCCGGGCGCCATACTTCAAGAATAAGAGCCTCGTCAGCAACGTCGTCACTACACAGACGATAACCGGTGTTGCCCGAATAGGCCTCCTTACCACACGCACGATAACGGGCGTCGCTCGCATAGGTCTCGTCACAGGAAAGACCATCACGGGCGTGAGCCGCGTTACTGCACTTACCCCGCGCACCATCACGGGCGTATCGCGCATAACTGCCACTACCCTCAAGACCACCACCGGCGTCGCTCGTATCCAAGTGACGACAACGAGGACTATAACCGGCGTGGCCAGAATTCAAGTAAGCACCGCAAAGACGATCACCGGCATCTCCCGCATTACCGCAAAGACACTACAGACCACCACCGGCGTTTCCCGAATAACCGCTACCACCACTAAGACCGAGACAGGTATCGCACGAGTGACGGCAACCACATCAAAAACAGAAACAGGTGTGGCCCGCATCCAAGTCTCTACCGCGAAAACGGAGACCGGCATAGCACGCATTACCGCAGTAACCGCTCGAACCATCACAGGCATCGCGCGTATAACAGCGACCACCCTAAAGACGATCACAGGCATCGCGCGGATCACCGCAACGACTCTCAAAACGATTACTGGTGTGGCCCGCATTCAGATCACCACCACACGCACCGAGACTGGCGTGGCCAGAATCACGGCTACCACCCTCAAGACCATTACCGGAGTAGCGAATATAAAAAACAACACGCTTCGCACGATAACCGGCGTTGCACGCATACAGAAAAGCGCGAGCCAGACGATCACTGGCAAGGCATCTATAGCTACCCTAGCCACCAAGACCATCACCGGCGTGGCCCGCATTACGGCGATCACCTTGCGTACGATAACGGGCATCTCCCGCATCACCGCCACCACACTCCGAACTATCACTGGCGTGGCGAGAATCCAAGTCACCACCACCAAAACGATAACGGGTATTTCACGGATAACCGCGAAAACGACAAAGACCGAGACCGGCGTGGCGCGTATAACGGCCACGACGATCCGCACAGAGACCGGCGTTTCCCGTGTAACAGCCACGACGGCCAAGACCATCACCGGACTAGCCCGAATTCAGGTAACAACGGCAAAAACGCAGACAGGTATCGCGCGGATCACGGCTAAAACGGCTAAAACGGCCACAGGCGTGGCGAGAATCACCGCAACGACCACCAAGACCATTACGGGCATTGGACGCATCCAGCGAACGTCTAACGCCACGCTGACAGGCATTGGACGCATCCAGCGATCCACCCAGCAGGCTATAACCGGCGTTTCCCGCGTGACCGGGGCCGTTCTACGCACCATCACCGGCAAAGCGAGCCTTATAAACACCCGCACCCAGACGATAACGGGTAAGGCATCGCTTCTGGTATTGACGAGAAAAACGATCACCGGCGTGGCGCACATCATCCCGCCAGTAGCGCAGGGCAAGTATCCATACATCCTCGATACCATCTCGCGCCTGCAAATCCTGCAAACGCAGACCTTCTCGAAAGATACGCTCGACGTCGGGACCCGAGGCCCGAGCATAGCCGAGACCAGCACCAAGCCACTATCCACCCTAACGACCGCAGCGCCGACGCGCGTGGTGTTATAATTAAACAAAATATGAAAGTACTACTCGCCACCACAGAGGACTTCATCAAGCGTGAAAAAACATTCGTATCAGCAGACGTCGCCTCAGGTGCCGGGGCGGTAATTCAGACGCCGAACGCAAACGGCTACGCCATAAACGACTATATCGTCGTAGGCTGGGAGGGCAGCGAGCAGGCAGAAATGTGCAAGATCACGAACGTCGGCGGCAATAACCTCACCGTCGACATGCTCCTCCTTTCCCACAAGCAGGACGAGCCAATCGTCAAGTACCGATACAACAAGCGCAAATTCTACGGCAGCACAACCGCCGGCGGAAGCTACATCGAGCTAACGGGCTACGGCTCCCCCGTGCAAATCCAAGTCGACGACCCACAAGGCACGATCCTCGAGTACACCGGAAGCGAGGGCTATCTCTTTTTCAAGAGCACCTACTGGAACACGACGACTAGCGAGGAGAGCAATATAGCCGATGCGAACGAAGTAAACGCAGACGAGAGCCTGCGCTACTGCTCGCTATACGCCATCAAAAAGCAAGCTGGCCTCACTAACAACCCGTACATCACCGACGGCATCACCGAAAACTACCGCAAGCAGGCAGAGAACGAAGTCGACTCATACCTCACAGCACGCTACGTTCTTCCTCTCACCAACTCGAGCGGCAATCTAGAAATACCGGCACTCGTCCAGCGTATTACGATCCTCCTAGCCGCGGGCTACCAAGACTATCAAGAATTCGGAGGCGAGGGCGAGGGTGTAAAGTGGCTCGGCGAAGCTCGCAGCATCCTAAAACAGCTCCAAACCCCCGGCGGCCAGCAGCTCCTAGGCGCGGATAAGCAGGAGATGCAAAGCAAGACGCTCTCGAGCGGCGTCGTTTCCTACCCCGATACCGTCGACAATGATAACGGACCCGATCGCAAATTCACGATGCGTCAGCGCTTCTAAAAATGGCCGAGGCACTGCACCTAAGCTGGACCATCGAGGGCGTCACGCAGCTCTCGCGTAACCTACTCATCCTCGCGAGCCGGGTAAAAGACTGGACACCAGCATTCGAAGCGACGGCATACGAGCTAAAAAACCTATTCAGCGGCGAGGTATTCGACACTGAGGGTAGCGTCATCGAGGAAAGCTGGGCGCCGCTCTCAAAGGCATACGCATACCGTAAAGCGCAGAAGTACCCGGGCAAGGGAATCCTCGAAGCGACCGGCAAGATGCGCAACGGCTTCATGACGCTCTGGCGCCCGGACATGGCCGCGGTCTGGAACGAGGTCGAGTATTTCAAGTATCACCAGAGCAACCAGCCGCGCACGAGCAACCTCCCGCGGCGTGTTATGATGAAGCTAGCCGGAGCGCAACGCGAGATGGTTGTCAAGATATTCCACACCTACTTCTCGAGCGTGGTAAACGGATAAAATATGCCTAACCAAGAGTACCAAGACCCAATACTCAAAAAGTACGCAGACCTGATAGAAGCGAACACGCCAGTATTTAAGCGCATCTACTTTGGCGATCCGATACGCATAGGAGCGAGCGAGCTGCCCGTGCTTATCCTCGCCAAGGTGGATAGCCGAATCTCCAACATGACCAACACCGAAGATCTCCATCTAGTACGGGTCAGTATGACGATAGTGACCGACGTCCGCGATACGTTATCCGACGACAAGACTATGGTCAGAGGGGTCAATGCGCTGTACAATTTGATGGAGGGGAGAGCAGCGGACTATACGCTAAAGCCGGACTCCCTGCTTTACATATTGCGGCACAACGTCGAGCTCGATGTGGGTAAAAACCTCCGCACCGACCTCAGCACGATGAGTACCGTCGACTACGGCATGACCATGGGAAAAAGAAAAGAGGCGTCATGGTCGATAGAGGGCACGCTCACATTTACCAGCCACTTCACCCAAGTACGATGACCGATAAAACCACCACACCACCAGTAGAGACACCGGCAGCGCCGAAAGGCGAGAAGATCGTGACCTCAAAAGTCGCGGTAGACTTCCCGGCATTAAACTGGGCAATCGCCGCCGGCGAGGAGAAAGCCCTGCCAAGCGACGCTGACGCGCAGGCCGTCATCTTGTCAAATCCTTACATAGCTCTTAAAAAATAACCTAACGCACCATGGCTAAAACTGCAGGCAGACAAGTAGAAATCGGCATCGGTATAGAGACCACCCCGGGCACGGCCGTCGCTGCCGCGGACTATTTCAAGTGGGATTCATTTTCAATGCAAGCGATGAGCGACAAGACGCTCCTCAACTCAGCTCGAGGCATTCGCAATAAAATCAGCAACAGCCTCATCATCAAGCAGTACGGCAAGGGATCGCTCGAATTCTCACCGACCGTCGATATCCTCCCGTACGTTCTGGGCCTATTCATGGGAACTCGCAACAGCGCCGCAGCCGCCGGCGAAAGCACCGGCGCCTATGACCACACCTTCACCGTACAGAACGCGAACGCGTCGATGAAGACCGCAACACTCCTCGTCGCACAAGGCGGCGTTCAGACCGAGCGCTACGTCAACTGCGTCGTCGACTCGTTCGACCTCACTGTGGACAAAGACCTCGCGAAAGTAAAGATCGGAGTGCTCGGTGCATTCCCTGATACGGGCAGCATCAGCTCCTCATACACGCAGGACACGCTATTCAGCCGTAACGAACTCTTCGCCACATTCGGCGCATCCCTTTCAGCAGCAGCCGGCACGGTAGCGACCACCACGCTCACGAGCGACGCGACCTCCACTGCAGACGGTGGCACCGTAACCATCGGCACCTTCAACGGCCCGTCAATCGTCTACACCTTCAAGACCGCGCTCACAGGCGCGGCATACGAAGTGCTCATCGGCGCGAACGCAGCGGCGAACCTCACCAACCTCAAGGCGGCCATCAACGATACGGGCACTGAGGGTACGAACTACGGTGTCGGCACCAACAAACATCCAAGTGTAGTAGCGACCACTGTCGGCGCAACGACACTCGTCATCAACGCGAACCAGACTGGCACCGCGGGCAACAGCATCGCCACCACGAACACCGCGACCCACCTGACCTTCACGGGCGCGACCATGGCCTCCGGCGCGGCACCTGCACCGACCCCGCTCGTATCCTTCACCCTTTCAGGAAACAACAACGTGCTATTCGATGACGCCTTCCTCTCCGGCTCAGCGCAGCCAGTAACAGGTGGCTATATAGCCGGACCGCTCTCAATCAAGGGCAGCTACGTCGTGCAATTCAGCGATACCGTCGAGCTCGCCAAGTACAAGAGCAATACGCTCCACGCGGGAATCTTCACGATGAAAGGCGCAGCCATCGGCCTCGTCTCGCAGGAAAAGATGCAATTCAAAATCGGCCGTATGGTTCTCACCAAGGCGCCGCTCGAGTACGCTATCGACGGCATCACGCTCATCAAGCAGGAATTCGAGGTGCAGTACGACGGCACCGATAAAGAATTGACGTCGGTCGTCACTAACACCTACGCCGGCACTAATTACCAGTAGAGCCGGAAGTTATTTAATCAAAAACCAAAATGGAAAACAGCAACACCATCACGTTCGAAACCAAGGGAGGCTACAAGATCGTTCTAAACTCGTTCATCACGGGGCGCCAGAAGCGTTATATCAACGACTCATTCCTCGAGGACATCACCCTAGAGGGGAGCACCGGCGACGGAGCGACCGCGCCAAAATTCAGCATGGCCGGAACGAAAGCCAACGTAGCGACGGATCGCGCTATAGAGAGCGTGGTCGTCTCAGTCGATGGCCCCGGCGTCGATAAGACCAAGAAAATCGGCGACCAAGTCCTCGACCTACCGGCTAACGACAGCGACGAAGTAATCGCCAAGATCAACGAGGTGACAGGCGAAAAAAAAACCGAGAGCACTACCGAGAAGATATAATCAACCTTTTCAACGGACGCCTCACCGGAGACGTCCTGATGCTCGAAGTGATGAGAGAATACGGCTGGGACTATCACACCTATATGAGCCAGCCGTCGTGGGTTCTCGCCCTAGCGGTTAAAAAGCTTGGCATCGAAGCCCAGCTCGCAAACAAAGCAGCGGAAACGCACTAACCAACAATGCCCACCGACCAAACACTGAGCATCGTAATAAAACTGCAGGACGAAGCGAGCGCCGCGCTCCAAGCCATGCAGGATAAAGTACAAGCAGTCGCCTCAGGCGTCGGCTCATCGCTATCAAGCGCCGGCTCGAGCATTAGCTCATTCGGCGAGAGTGTGATGTCGGCAGGCCAGAAAATGCAATCAGTGGGGCAAGGAATGACTGTAGGCCTTACCCTACCGATAGTCGCTCTTGGGAAAACAATCATCGACACCTCGATGAGGTTCGAGGCGAGCATGCAACTCATTCAAACGCAAGCCGGCGCATCCGCGCAAGAGGTGCAAAAGATGACCACCGCCGTCCTCGCCCTAGCCCGCAGCGGCGATACCGGACAAGGCCCGCAGGCCCTCGCAGACGGCCTCTTTCACCTCGAATCCCTAGGCCTACGCGGATCAGCAGCCATGGACGCCCTAAAAGTATCCGCAGAGGGCGCAGACGTTGGCCTAGCCGACATGGAGGGCGTCACGAACGCCCTAGGGGCCGCTATGGTTACCGGAATAAGCGGCACACAGAGCGCCGAGCAGGCGATGGGTATCCTGAACGCGACCATCGGGGCAGGCAATATGAAAATGGACGACCTGACGGCCGCCCTCGGCACCGGCATCCTACCGGCGGCTAAAAACTTCGGCCTAACCCTCCAAGATGTAGGCGCAGCGCTCGCAACGCTCACCGACAACGGCATGAGAGCCGACGAAAGCGCCACGCGCCTGCGCATGACGTTCTCGCTTATGGCCGCACCGACCGCGAAAGCGAAAGGAGCTCTCGCAGACATCGGCCTCGGCGCGTATCAGCTGGCGAACGATATGCGTCAACCGAACGGCCTCGTCACCGCGATAGAGGATTTAAATACACACTTGCAGGCATCGGGCGAGACCGCGACCGAACAGGCAGCTACCCTATCTGCAGCATTCGGCGGCGGACGTACGAGCGCGGCGATACTGACGCTCACACAACAGATCGACCGTCTAAAAAATAAGTACGACGAAATAGGCTCCAGCGCAGGCAACTTTGCCGCAGAAGTAGAAGCGACACACGAGACTAATCTATTCAAACTCAACGCAGCTCTAAGCTCAATGCAAGCGACTCTCATCGACATCGGCGGTACTCTGCTACCGCTATTCGCAACTGCCCTACAAAAAGTATCGCAGGCAGTCTCAGCCATGGCCGCATGGTGGGACCGCCTCAGCCCGAGCATGCGCAACTTCATAGCGATAGCGCTAGCGATCGTCGCCGCCCTAGGACCAGTAATTTATATAATCGGCACCATCACCACGGCTATAGGCTTCCTCATCGAGGTCGTCGGAGGCATCACCTCAGTGATAGGATTCCTCGCCACAGCATTCGCAGGCCTCGATCTAGCCGCCGCGCCAGTACTACTAGTCGTAGCAGCAGTCGTTCTACTCGGTCTCGCCGCATACGAGATGTGGAAAAACTGGAGCACCGTCAGTGCATTCTTCAAAGCGATGTGGGTAGACCTTAAAAACGCGACAAAGGTAGCGATAGACTTCATCGTTGGCCTCGTCGTGATATTCCTCAACTACATGGTGCCCGGCTGGCAAGATGCCCTCGCAAAAATCGTGCAGATATGGACCGACGCGTGGAACAGTATAAAAGAATTCTTCGATAGCATCGGCAAAACAATCGAGGACTCAATCGGAGCCGTTTTTGATTGGATAACGAGCAAAATACAGAGCGTCATCGACGCGTGGAACAGTATGCTCGCGATAATCGGTAAGCCGATACAGACCGGATTCGGAGCAGTCGGGAGCGCCCTCGGAGCGGTCGGAGGCGTCATATCGAAAGCCGCAAGCAGCGTCGTATCGACGGGCGCGGCCATCACCCACTTCGAGACGGGCGGTTTCGTAAACGCACCAAGAGGCACCGCGGTACCAGCAATCCTGCACGGCGGCGAGGAAATAGTATCAGCCGAGAACAGCGCAAACGGCAGCAGACGCGGCGGCAATAACGTCTACCTCACTATCAACAACCCGAGCATCCGCACGGCGGACGATCTACGCCAACTAAAGAAAGACCTCGATACATACTTCCGCCCACTCTTTAACAACGCGAAGCTAGTCCACGTTTAATATGGCCCTCACCCTCACGATCGGGGGCACCAACTTCCTCCCGCAATACCTAAAAGATAGTGCTCAAATCGTCGAGCAAATTCAGAACAAGGGCAACACGCTCACGATGACGATTATCCAAAAGACGGGACAGACCGCCCCGGCCGTCGGCAAGGAAATTATATTTAAAGACGGTAGCCGCTTTCTATTCGGCGGCTTCATCTCGCAGATAACACCGACCGAGTACGGCACAGGGCAACTCATCGAGCACGTCATTCAAGCGAGCGACTACACCTATCTCCTGACCAATAAATCAGCGCAGGCAAGCTATAGCAACGTCTCGCTCTACAGCATCGTCATCGACCTACTGACGAACGTCGCGAGCGGCTACGGCCTTTCGAGCAGCGGAGTAACCAACCCCGGGCCAACGGTCACGACCGTCGCCTTCAATCACATCCCGCTGCGCCAATGCTTCGAGCAGCTCGCAAAGCTCACCGGCTACATCTGGTACATCGGCTACGACAAGACCGTCTACTTCGTCGATCCCGCGACCGCCGCCGCGGCCCCGGAGACAATCACCGACGCCCTAAGCCCGAACAACCACGAGAGCCTCACCATCTCAGCCGACCTAAGCCAGATACGCAACGACATCATCGTCCTCGGCGGCACGCAGGAAAGCAGCGTGTACACGCAGACAATCACAATCGTCGCCGGCGCAACCGATCGCGAATGGGTGCTCGTCTATCCCGTATGGACCATGACGAGCATAAAGCTAAACGGCGGAGCGCAGACCTTCGGCACCGACCCAGACCCAGAGGGCACCAACTACGCGATGTATAACAGCGACCGCGGCTCCGTACGCCTCGCAGCCGCGAGCACCACGCCCGTCGGCGGCGACGTGCTCCAGTTCAAATTCACCTACCCTATAGACGTGATCACCGAACAACAGAGCGCCCCGAGCATCGCCGCTATGATCGCCCTCGAGGGCGGCGACGGCATCCACAGCTACACGATAGACGACAGCAGCATACTATCGACCACTCAAGCGATTCAGCAGGCGCTCCAACAACTCGCCGCGTACGCGAACCCTATCCTAAGCGGGGAATTCTTCACCCGCACCGGCCTCCTGAGTGGCGGCTCATTCTTCAAAGCAGGACAACTACTAACCGTGAATAGCCCAACCTACGGGATAAATAGCAACACAACCTATATAATCCAGCAAGTAACGACGACGATAGAGGACGGCAGCAGCGCCGGCGGCACGATCGAGTACCACTACGACGTAGTATTCGGCGGCCGTCTATTCGGAGTCGTCGACTTCCTCCTCGCCCTCGGTACTCCGAATCCCGCACTACCCTCAGACGGGCAGGTACGCAAGATACACGCCAACAACGAGGTCATCACCGCCGCAGATACCGCCAGCATCACCAAGTACAGCGCGAATAGCCAATGGAAGCCGACCGGCGGCCAAGGTGGGGTGTGGAATCTGAGCCAGTGGAATTAGAAAGCGTGTTACGATAATAGCAACCATGAGCACCACCACCGCACAGGAAATCTCAAAAGTCACTGGCCGCCATCTCTTCGAGATTTACGATACCACCAGCCCAGAGGCGAGCGACATCGAGCACCAACTCGATCTACTGACACAGATGCGAAACGTCTATCATCCGGCACTATACGCGGAACTATACGCGGAGCTAATGGCTAAGCTCCGCAAATTCAAGACGCGCGAGATGGTCGTCGAGAATATAGTCCCAACCGTGGGCCGCAGCGTCCTCGCGCAGCGCATCGCCGGCATCACGACCTACACCGGCACGATAAACTACGGCGCACTAGGATCGGCGAGCACAGCAGTAGCGAACAGCGACACGCAGCTCGGTACGGAAGTATTCAGAAAGATACCGGCCGTACAGAGCGCGAGCACCAATGTCGCAACGATCCAGTTTTTCTTCACCAAGGGGGATACGAATGGCACCTACCAAGAGTGGGGCGCCTTCATAGACGGAACGGCGAGCGCGAACACCGGGCAGATTTTCTCGCATCTCCTCACCGGAGGCTGGGTTAAAAGCTCGAGCGAGACGATGACCGTTTTGTCGACTTACACATTTTCTTAAACCACCATGGCTATAACCGCAGGGACAGACATACTCGCCAGCGACTTCATCTCAACCGCAGCACCGGGCGCGGGAGATAGCGGCAAAGTAGCAAAGCTAGACGCGAACGGGAAAATCCCTCTCGCCTTCCTCAAGTTCGGTGGCACAGGGGCCGACGGGGCACTTTCAATATCATCAGGGACAACCACGCTCTCATTCGGCAGCGCGACGCTCCTCATAAAAAACTACACGAGCGTCAGCATCACCGGCACCGCGCAGCTCGCCTTCTCTAACCCGACAACAAACGGAGCGATATTCTTAATGAAATCGCAGGGCAACGTAACGGTCACGTCCTCAACCGTTCCGGCAATCGACCTACGCCTCATGGGAGGTGCCGGCAGCGCAGGCTCAGCGGGTAACGGTGGCGTCGACGGCGGAGCCGCAAGCGACGGGCTTGGACTCGGCTGCCCGTACCCAACCGCAGGCTCGCGAGGAGCGCTCGCCGTTGCCTCAACCGTTGCACCGGGAGATCTCCCGGGAGCAGTCGCAGGTGCCATTTCAGGAGGCAGAGGCGCTAGACTTTCATCAGGACTCGCGCAAAGCGGGGCAGTATTCTGTGCAGCAGGTGGATCAGCCGGCTCGGCAAGTAACGGGTGCGGAGCGTTCGGCGGCCGCGGCGGCGGCGGTATGCGAATAGAGTGCGGTGGC